GGCGATAGGTCTTCTCGTCGGCCTGGACGTAGACGAGCATCCCGGCCTCCCTGCGGGCCGTAGGAATGGCGTCCCGCTCGGAGGTAGTGGAGGCCGTCCGGTAGCCACCGCGGCCATAGCGGGCCTCGTGGGAGGCGTGGACGTCGGTTGTGTCGAAGGGGACAACCGGAGCCGCGACATTCGTGCCTTTGATCGAAGCCATCACGCCACCTCGACGGAAACAGTGCCGGTAATTGGGTACGTCGAGCGGTAGATCGAATAGGGCCTCGATGATTGGCCGGCGAACGCGATCGAGCGGGCCGTCAGCTCCCAGGCCGTGGAGACGAAGCCATTAACCCGGATCGACGGCTGACCAAACGAGGCAGGCAGGACGACGTAGACGTATGCAGAGGCCGCCACGACAGACCTCGAGGCGGTGCGGCCGGTGCCCAGGTCGAGGGAGAGCTGGGCCACGATCTGCGCGTCTGTGATCGCTGCGGCCGTCGAGGCTCCGAGAGCACGCACGAGGAGCGTTTCGTTTGCCACGGCAGCAGACCCTTGGATCGCCTGGGTGTGAATCCGACGCAACTTCTCCGAGCGGTCGGACCACCTCCAGGCGTGATCCGATCCTGCCGGGATCGCCACTTCGTAAATCTTCTCCGACCCGTTTTCGGTTACGGAAATTCGGTCGCCACGCTTTGGGTCTTGCTGGAGGTCGTCGCGATGAATGAGAAAGTCGCGCGTCTCAATGCGAACGACGTTCCCGTCTTTCGTGACGGCGTCCCACTTTCCGACGACGAGCGTGGCACGGCACTGCCGAGCCAGCCCAACGGACGGACGGTATTCGACGGAGGCCGAAAGGTGGTCCCTTCGCTGGGTCTCGAACCAAGTCTCGGCCTGGGCGATCAAGTCCGGCACGCCAGCCTCCCACCCGGCCCGTGAGGGGCGGCGCGTACGCGCTGCCCCTCAACGGGCCTCAGAAAACGGGACTACCGCGACAGCTTGACGAGCACCTCGACGTCCGTCGTCGCCGGCTGGGCCAGCACGATGCCGACGGGCGGATAGGCCACCGCCGGCGATCCGCCGTCGTTGGCCGACGAAGTCACCTTGCCGGTCGAGGTGTTCAGGTAGAGCTTCGTGCCGACGGCGAAGTTCGTCCCCGCGCCGGTCGCCTTGTCCACATAGAACACACCCTCGACCGCGAGCGAGCCGAGCTCGTTCGCCGCGATAGGCCGGTCGGCAATGCCAACCATGCCCGTCCCGATAGCCACCATCGCACCGACCGCCACAGCCGACGAAGGCGTGTGGTCGACGTTCTCACCCTGTCGCTGCCAAAGCCGAGCCATCTTCATCACCTGCTTTCTGATTTAGGAATCTAGGAGATCGGAACCCCGGCGGGCCGGATCAACCGGCCCGCCGGGAACGCTGCACATCACGGTCAGGCCGTCGCCATCCGGTAGCACGACTTCGGCTCGCCCTTGGCGACGCCGAAATCGTGGTATCCACGCACCGCGATGCCGAGCACGTCGAAGTCGGCTTCGGCCTGCTCGATGGTCGGATTGCGGTTCCCGTTGAGGAACAGCACCTCCATCGCGTTGAGGTCGCCGGGGTTGGCAACCAGCCACCAAGTCGTCGCAGACGACAGGTAGGCGGACGAAACGATCTGATACCGGCCGGCGAAGACGTTGGACGCCGTCGACACCGAGCTACCACCGATCAAGAGCTGCGAGCCCATGATCTTCATGGCCGGGATTTCGAGGTCCTTCGGCACGAGGATCATCGCAGGAGACACGGCCAGCGGGTTGCCGTCCGGGTCGGTCTGCTTCGAGAAGCCGGTCACGGCAGCCTCGAGCGAGTCGATCCCGAACGCGTTGCCGGAGCCGGCGGTCTTCTTGGCGTAGTAGGTGGCGTTCGACGCCTCAAACTCCGTCCAGAAGACCTTATTCAGCTTCGTCCCGGCACCTCTCCCCAGCCTGGAAGGAACCACGGTCAGGGCACCGAGGTCGTCGTTGATGATGTCCTTCCGGGTGATCGTGCTGATCCGCCCGTAGGTCTTCGCAGAAAACGACCGAGCCTCGTCGCTGGCATCGGCCGACTTGAGCTCGCCGCTCGCGCCGACCTCCTCGAACTCGAACGCGCCGTTCACCCTGATGCCCGTCACCGACTTGAAGTCGGAAACCGGGCGGACAAGGGACAGCATGTCCCACATCGACTCGACGCCGGTGTAGCCCTGGAGCAGGAACTTCCCGTAGGTCGCACTGGTCACGTTGGCGATCGAATGGGTCGCAAACGCAGCCCGAAGCACCTGCCGCAGGTTGCCGTCGGTGACGCGGAAGACGTCGGCGTCGTAGCCGTTCGCCTTCGCGGCACGCAGGAGCATCTCCTGGAGGCCGATGTTCCGCCGCTTGTGAGCGGCTTCCAGCGTCCTCTCCCCGAAATGCTTCTCGACATCACGCAGGCCGCCGGCAAGGCAGAGCGAGGCGTGGAGCACCTCGTCCGTCTCGGCAGGCTTCGCCACGACATGAGCAGCCGGAGCCGACGGACGGTCGGCACGGATGCCCGCGAGGGCTTCGGCCTTGATCTCGGACTTCAGCCGCTCGAGCACCTTGGCGGCGATCGAATCGGCGTCGATGCTACCGACGTCGGTGCCGGTCTTGGCCGTCACGCCGGGAAGCTGGACGGTCGTGGAATCCGTGCCCGCGGCGACCTTCGCCGCGTCTTCCGCAGAGGCCGTGATCGGCTCGGCGGGCGTCTGGTTGGCGTCGTGCGCCATGGGCAAACCCTCATTCGCTTCCGCAGCGATCGCGGCGGACGTAGCGGCGTCCGCACCGAACAGGACAATCGACACCTCGCGGAGCGTGCTCGCACGCACCACGCTGATCGGACCAGTGAATTGACGGCCGTTGACCTCGACGGTTTCTCCGGCAGCGACGTTCTCGATGCGGCCAACGTCTGCGCCGATGGACGCCTGGAGCTTCCAGCCCTTGCGGGCGAGGTTCAGCGCCTTCGTGACTTCCGGGCCTTCGCCAATGACCTCGCCCTTCACGCGAAGATCGGACCCGCTGTTGACGACGTCGGCCGCCTGGCCTACTGCGTGGTCGAAGTCGTAGGTGTGGCCGAGCATCACGGCGACGGCTTGGCTCGTCGTGTCCATCCCCTGGAGATCGACCACCAGCGGGGTGCGGCTCCACGACTGACGAATCGCTCGGCCCGTGTAGCCCACGAGGTCGAATCGCGGATTGCCACCGCTCGCGCCGTCCGCCTGGATTGGCGCGTCGATCAGCGTGGCATCGCCTCCGGTGATCTGGAGCTTCTGGCTCATGCTTGCTGCTCCTGGGTCTGGTCGGCCTCGTCAGCGCTCGGACCGTCGACGCTCGACAGGTCGATCCCGAGCTCTGCCGCGTAGGCCTCCTCGGCGGCAATCTGCCGGAACACCTGCCGCCAATCCTTGCCGCGGCGCGAACAAGCCTCGGCCCGGCTGGTCGTCTTGTTCTCAAGGCCGACGCTCTCGGCGTTGGCTTCCTTGAGCGGGTCGATGTGCTCAAAGCCGTCCCATCGCCACCGCCATGTCCAGCGGTCGCGTGGAGGAAGGCCGTCCGGGATCATTCCGTCCACGAACGTCGCTTCCTCGATCCACCGCTCGAGCAGCGGATCGAGCACGACCCGCTCCACCTCTGACCGCTCGGCACCCATGTGCTTCCGGTAGACGAGGTAGTCGCCTCGCATGGTGGAGTAATTCGCCCCCGTGGCGTCCATGACGGCCACGATATAGGGCATGTTCAAGCTTCTCGAAATCTGCATCAGCATCCGACGCTCGAAGGCGTCGAACGTGCTCGTCGGCTGCTCGGCCTTGAGCTGGTAAGGCTCCCAGCCCTCCGGGCCAGCCATCGCCATTCCGCGAGCGAGCGGCATCGTCTCCCAGGCCGGGAGCCCAACCGCACCGCCGTCTGCCGGCATCGTGGTCTTCAAGATCACCGCAAGGTCGGCAGCCGTCTCAGCAGCGGTCACGACCGCGTACTGGTACCGACGGAGCATCGCGAAAAGCTCCAGGGCCGGGACAACCTCGCCCATGCCGCGATGCTGCCCTGGTCGGGTCGCATGGAAGTAGTGGTGCACGCGGTCGGCACGCACCCACTTGCCATCGAGCGTGACGCCAAAGTGAAGCGACCCTGGATGATGGGTCAGCAGGAAATACTCACTGGGGTTTCCGTCGTCGTCGAAACGGACGCCATCGACGCTTCCGGTCATGTCAAACCGGCTGGCCGGGTCCGCGATCATCTCGGCCTCGACAAGCCGGAGGTCTAGCTGGACGTTGCGAAGACGACGATTCGTCACCTCAATCCCGAACACCTCACCGTCGATGGCTTTGGCCTGCCGCATGACCCGCAGCTTGCGGGCAAGGTCGATCGACTGGTGCCACTCGAAGACGTTTTCCTCGACTCGTGCAACGGCGCTCTGGTCGGCGTCAGGCCCGCAGTCCAGGAGCAGCGTCGGCCCGGTGCCGATGGCGTCAGTGGCAAGGGTCGCAACCATGCCGGCCAGATAGCCGTTGTTTGCGGCCTCATAGCGGGCGCGACTCCGCATCGTCCGACGCTTCCAAGGCGAAAGCGCCGCGTCCGCCGACAGGTTGTCTGCGGCTGCCCAGTGCGACTTATTGAGCGGGGTCGTCTCGGCCGCATCAAATCGGGCTCGAACCAGCTTGGTCAGTGCGGACCGCTGGTCGGCAATGGTCTGCGCCATTGCGTGGCGAGACTGCCCCAGGAGTTTCCCGAGCATTCCCATCAGCCCGTGGCCCCCGGCATTTCCAGGCGAGCGAACCGCAGGCAACGGAACGGCGACGTCTGCGAGGCCCGAGCGTCGATGACGAACTTTGCCGCCTCAACTTGGCGGTCTAGCTCGTGCTGCTCGACCTCGCCGGCATCAGTGCGCGCGCGTCGCGGCTGCGCGAGATTCGTGGCGATCGCGTCGATGACGTCGTCGTTCGGCAAGGCCGGCACTCCAGCGGCAGAGAGCGTCCGCACGCCCTACCGTTAGTGTACCAATGTCCATGCACCAGACTGCCGCAGACGCGTCAAAGGAACTCGATTACACCGTCGTCGCACTCGGCATCGAGCTCATAGTCGAAGTCTTCTCCGTACCTGTCATTCAACATTGCGGAGGCTCCGTAGCGCGGCTTCATACCGCTATTTTACGGCGACCTCAGAGCTTCAGTCGGACGGTCAGAAACGTGCCAATGAATGCACCGGATGCGAGCGGCACGAGGTACAGAATGTTTTTCGAGTACGTCACGACGCCAAAAGCCAGGAGCGAATACAGCAGCGACGAGATCGCCGCTGCCGCAAGCGCCTGACGTTTGCCGACGCAGATGATGTAGAGCGCGTAGAGGATGTCCACGGCGACGTAGGTGGCGAAGATCAGTCCGGCCGTGGCGAGAGAAAAGTCGTTCACCGAAATCCACTCCCCACTCATATTCGTAATCCGTCGCTTTCCGTTGGTTTTCCAATACGTTCGGTTCGCCACATAACCACGCGATCCAGCGGACGAGCCATTTCACCAGTACCGGACTACTGCGATCCACCCGCGACGAGATGGGCACCACGCGGTGCCGATTTCGCGGACGCGACGCTGCCCCCAAAAGCAGGACCGTCGGCAAGCGTCGTCGGGGCTCGACTGCGAAAAGCCAAGCCCTTCGTATCCGCCGCCCCTCCTCGAGCAGTGGCCGAACAGGTTGTTCCTGGCGAGGTGCTCGGCGTGCTGCTGCGCAGAGATGACCACGACAGCCGGCGACTCGATCACGACCTGGGCCTGGGCCGCGACGGCCATCGACAGGGCAACCGCAAGACAAAGCGAACGCATGGCGACGTCTCCTTGTGGTGGAACGGACCACATGAGACTGCCACGGCCGGAACCAGCGTCAACGGCAGTTTTACCTGCCCATAGACCGCATAAGCTCGGCCCGCTTTGCGGCCATTTCCTCGGAGCTGATCGTCTTTTTCCTTGCCGCTTGGCGTGCTTCTACGCCAACGGCGGACACTCCCGCGTAGCTTGCTGCGACAGCAGCGCCGACCATGCAGTCCAGCAAGTGATTGTCACGCCCTGGTATCAGCCGCCACTCATCCACAACACGCATCCGGCTCTCGACTCGGACGGGAACCTCGCTGGCGAGCTGCTCTGAGAACATTTCGTGTTGGCCGGCGTGGATCGTGAGCCCCTGCGGATCGCCTAGCGGCAGCTTTACGCGAGCGGCGAGAAAGGTTTTCCATGCGTTCGTGTCGTACAGAATGTGACGCTGTCGTTGGATGGAGCTAGTGCGCCAATTCGGCCCGATCCGTTCCCCGCGATCGGGAGACTTGTCCGAGATGTTTTGGCCGGACGCACCCACGAAGCGGCCATGCGTCGGCAGCACTCTCGGACCCCACGTTGATCTCCTGGCGAAGTCGCGGACGACGCCCTGCGTCTGCGCCCAGTTGGCATCGACGCAAAGCTGCGAAACACGCAGGACAGCGTCGTCGCTCTCGCGGAAAAACTCGCGACCGAGAATCATCTGTGCGACGTGCTCGAGGCCGGCCAGGATCGCCGCCTCGACGTTGCTTCCGTGGACGCGGGACAGCGTTTTCTTTGCGTCTCGGAGCGTGAAGTACGGCCTGCCCTGGTCGGGGTAAGAGCCGTAGGCGACAACGTGACCACGGAACTGGTGGCCCCATGCGACGACCGACCAGTAGAGCAACTGCTGCTGGACGTCGACAAATGCCGTGAGCGTGTCGAGTCCGCTCGGGACGGTCCACCGCGGGACGTTCAACACCTTCCCGGCGACGTCCGCCAACTGAATGCCGTCTGCTCGAGCTGCGTCCTCGAGCGGATCATTCTGGAACTCCGCGGCAAAAGCCGCTTCCCCGCGGTCGATTCTCAGGTTCCAGGCGTGCTGGATTGCCGAAAGCTCGTCCTGTTGCTTTCGCGCGGGCCACGCCACGCGAGAGCCTTCGTCCATGGCCTCGCGATGCTCGGCATAGAACAGGTCCGCCGCCTCGGTGCCGGAGCCGTCTCGCTGCCCGCGCCTTCGTAGCTCCGCGTATTCGTCCCACAGGCCCGAGTTCGTCGGCCATTGGTAGACGAGCCGGAACCGCCTGCCGTGCCAAGCTGGATGCCGCTCGCGGTCCAGCAGCCTGTCGGCCAGGTCGTCGGGGCAAATCACCGTGACGGTAGCCAGGCCAGCGATCTTTTCGCCAGGTCCGGCCAGGCCCAAAATCGCCCCCTTCAGGACGGCTTCGCGGGTCGCCACCTGCGACGGACTGCGGGCACTTTCATCGGTCTGCGGGTCGTCGATGAGCACAAGCGACGGCCGGACCTTTCGGCCGTCTGCGGCTCGCTTGGCAGTCATTCCACGAATGCGGCCCGTGATGCCGGCGACCCGGATGATGCCGCCGCTGGCAGCCGATCCCGGAATGGCCGGGAACTGCACCTCGTCTGCCGTCCACTGGATGTGAGTCGGCTTTCCCTTGTAGAGCTGCCCCTTCGCACGCTGGTGAATGCGCTCGAGCGCGTGGATCGGGAACACCGCCTCGGGGAAGTCGTCCAACAGGAGCGCGTTGGTTTCGCACTCGACCTTGATGCTCTCCAGCATGGTCGAGGCGTGCCCCTCGTCGGATCCGATGATGCAAACAAAATCCCGATGGCCGTACAGCAAGGCCCACAGTGCGGCAGCCTCGACCAAGCTGGTTTTGCCAGATCCTCGAGGCATGGCGAAGGCCAGGAGCTCGCCGCGGATTGCAGCCGCTTCGATGGCCTCGATCGTCTCCAGGTGGTCGTTGCTCCAGGGCAGGCAAAACGTCGCCGGCATGTACGATTCGCAGAACGAACGGAACGAACCGCGAGCCGCGTCCTTCCGTTGCTGGTCAATCACCGTTGGCAGCGCGCCGATGTCGCGGCCCGATTCAGAGAGCGCAGCCTGACGGGCCGCGACGCGCTCGCGGTGAGACTCATAGCCGGAGACGCCGGCATTGACGAGTCGTCGGGACTCGCGGAGTGCCGCGAGCTGCTTTTGGAGGCTTTTTTCTGCCTCCTTGATTTGCTGTTCCCGGCTAACGCTCATGCTGCGCGGACGGACAGGCTATTTTTTCCGTGCCTGCCGCGGCCGTCCAAAAGTCGGGTGGCGCTCGTACTGCTCCGCGTCCTTGCGCAGGATAAACCATTGCCCATCTATGACAATGGACCGGACCACGCCAGACTTCGCACGCTCACGCATCCAGTGGCGCGTAACGTCGGCAATCGCGGCTGCGGTGCCAACGCTCACCCAATCGTCAGTGTCGAACCCTGGTACTTTCATTGTGGCACCTAGAACAGCCTCCCCGGAGAAACAGGGACTCGCGGAGTGGGATACTCCCTGACGATCTTCCCGTCTAGCTCAATCCCAAGCTCTGTACGGTAGCCGGAGCTTTGCTTGTGGAAAAATGCCGTCCCGTTGGCGGAGCACTTGGCGTGCATGACACGCGCCCAGTTTTTATCCTCCTTGCGATAGCCGGGACCTGACTCGCCTCCGTAGATGATCCAGTCGATCCCCGATATGTCCAGGTCGTCGAGCGGCCCAAGGGCTGGCTCATAGCTGATGAATCGCACGACCGCCGGGATGTCTCGCAGGTGGTCAACTCGGTCGGCTACTCGCATGTCCTCGACGCTGGTTCCGAGCCACACATGCGGCCACCCTTCCGGCCCCCAATCTGCCGGCAGGTTGTCCACGATCCGCTGCGGCCTTTTGGTCAGCAGTTGCCAATCCAGGTGGGTGCATTCGCGGATCAAGTCCCACAGGGCAGGGCGGGTAGCGTTGGCCGTTGGGTGATCCTCGAAAACATCGCACAAGCTGGCACAGAAGACGCGGCGGCGGACGCCGTCGCGGGCCGCTGAGTTGTTCCACGTTCGCACGTTCCGCCACGGCACCTTCGTGACCTGCCGCTGGCTGTTCGGCCCCCACAGATGGAGCCCCATACGGTCGGTCGTGAGACGCTCCGCATAGCAGTTGGCGCATCCGGCGGAAACCTTCACGCAACCCATCCAGGGGTTGAACGTGTGATCGGTCCAGGCAATCAGCGTTTCTTCAGACATGGTAAGCCCTCCGTGTGAGTGAGACAGTATAGCCGACCGGATACTACAAGTCAACGAAGAAGTGCCGCGGCTGCTCGCGCTCGTCGTGTCGCCCACGCTTTTTGCGCCGGCGTCATCGCCGCGGAGACTGCCGCCGGCTCAGCGCACATCGGAAGCTCTCCGGTGATCGCGTAGCGGTATGTTTGCTGGACCGCGAGTCGGTAATTCACCCGCCCGCCAACTCGTCCGAAAACGCCCGTGGATGGCGGTGGCTGCACCCCTTCGGCGGCAAGGATGGAGGACACGAGCGAGCCGACGGCCTGCTCGGAGTCCTGGCCCGTCGCGACGAACTCCACAAGCTGGCAGCGTGACGCGAACCGCTCCGACATGTTGTCGATGCTGTTCGTCGTGAACACGACCACGACTTTTGCGGGGAGATTCTCCAGGACGTCCAGCCAGACGAACTCGGCCTGTCTCGTCATGGCGTCCGCTTCGTTGACGATGGCGACTCGCCAGCCGCTGCCGGTCATCGGCCGAAGCCGGAACGTCGATGCCAGTTCCGTCACCGCACGGCCGTCCTGCTGGCCGCTGGCGATCTCGACCACGCCGCCAAGCTCGAGCTGCTCGAGGTCGCACCCTAGCTGCCGAGCAATCGCCCAGGCCGCGGTGGTTTTTCCCGTCCCCGGAGGCCCGTGGAGCACAAAGGCCGCGGAGCCGGAATCCGCCTCCAGCCTGCGGACGGACTCGGACAGGAACCGGACGGCGACCGGCTGGCCTGCGATCCGGTCGAGGGTTTGGGGGCGGTATCTGGACACGAACGTCATGGCAGATTCTCCCTAGCGTGAAAAAACACCCGTAAACGCGATAAGAGCCTCTAGGACGTCATGGACGGCGACGGCCAGGGGGGAAGTAGTCCCGAGCTCCTGGCCCAGTTTGACGAGCACCAGGGACCGTAGGACGGCGTCCCAGTTCAAGCGTGGCATGGCGTCCTCGCGAGAAGCTGGGCAGGGAAGCTTGCGATCGGCACCGCCGACGGCGGGACGATCCACCCGTAAGCCATGCCTGACGGGTGCCGCGAAGGCGGGAGCACGGACTGTGCTGCACGGCCACCTAGACGCACCTCCAGGTCTCCGGCCTTGAGCATGGCGGCGGGCGGCATCCATCCCTCCCAGCGAAACAGCCGATGCTCGCCGCGGGCACTTCGCCATGTTGGAGTCTTGATGTCGAGCACGCCGAAGGCCGACAACTGCTCCAGGCCCGCGGGCGTGTCGAACTCCACATCGACGACTCCAGACGCCGGCCCAAGCAGAAGACCGACGTTCGAGCCGGATCGAAGCCAAGCCTCCACGGCGTCGATGTCGCTGGTTGACTTCGTTTGCCACGCAGATCCGACGGGCCGCTTTTCTCCGCGGGCAAGCCGGACGAATCGGCAGCCGGACGCGGAGAGCTCGATCAGTTCGTCAAGTTCGCACCTCATGCCGCCACCTCCTTCGCGAGGATGTTTTCGATCTGACGGGCCACATTGGCCGCTGTCGTCCATCCACCTTCGTCCCAAACGCTGCCTGCACTGCCTTCGGTCCACAGCTTGAACACGGGCGGCTTTCGCTGCCATCCGTCGCGGCCGAAGGCGGTCCGCACAAGCTCGCACGGTGCCACGCAGTAAACGTGCAGGTCGTGCCGGCCGATCCACCGGCACTCGCCGGATGTCATCGCGAGAAGCTGGGCGATCATGCGGCACCACCTTTCCGCTCGGTGGCTTCCCGCATGGCGTCGATCTTCTCGCGGGCCTCCTCGCGGGTGTCGCAGATGGCCGCACACCATGTAGAGCCGCTGTTCGGATCGCGGCCTTCGATCTCGTACCAGAAAAAACCGGGCGTCCGCGGATCGCGAATCTTGAGGAGTCGATAGGTCACAATCGTCGCGTTCATGGTCCCGTCCTCCGTTGAAGTCCCATCGTCCCGCCCGTGCTGCGGAACGCCCGCAGCACGGGTATCCGAACAATCAGCCGTTGATCGCGGCCCGGCCCGCGTCGGTCAGGCGGAACCGCGAGTCGCACACCAAATGGCTCTTGGTGATCCGGTTGCGGCCGAAGTTGTAGGCGTAGGTGTACTGCTCCGTTCGCTCTGGTCGCAGCACAGCGACCTCCAGAAGCCCGAGCCGCATGAGTGAGCAGTGTGTTCCGAGCCTCACCGATCCATTGCGTCCCGTCAGCAGCGGCGCGGTTCCGTCCATCGTCGCCTCGTCGTAGCGGCGGAGGGCAGTCAGTTGCGTCTTGGTGATCTTCGTCATCGTCTCGTCTCCGTTGTCCTGAGTCGTGAAACCCCGCCGCACTGTGCGGCGGGGTTGAGGTAGCCGAACAATCAGACAACGGTCCCGGCGGCATCCTCAATGGCCCGAATGACCTCGCCGTGCGTGACAAGGCCAATCAGAATCTGACGCATGGTGTCAGCGTCCATCGCGTTGATCGCGGCAACGCGACGGGTCTTGTTGCAAGTGGGGCAACACCGGCCAGCGGCCTTGCTCTCCCAGGCGCTGGCATCACAACGCGCTCCCATGTTTCGGCCGTCAAAGTTCTTGGTGGCGTCGTGGCCGCAGGCGTAGGTGGCTGCAATCTTCATCGTCGTGTCTCCGAGCTGTTTCCCGCGGGCTCCCGTTGCCCGCGTCATGTGGTCAGTATATCCAATCGGATTTACTAGCACAAGGGGGTGAGAGGAAATTTTTTTCATGGGTTTTAGGCCGTG